TATAGGGTTGAAGATGCCCTTAAGGAACTAAATGTGCAAATGCATGGTGAGGTGATTGAAGGGGAAATTATTGCCGAGCCAGATAACAACTCACCCTTATTAGAGATAAGCAACGATGGGAAAAGGAAGAAGGCAGAAGACAGCAAAGGAACAGAAGCTGGAAAGTGATTCAATAATGGATTCACGCAGACAGTTGGCATTGATGTTAGGATGTGCCGCTGCTTCGTGGAAATCTGGTGTATCGTTTCAGGAGCTAATGATGGAGGCCCATAAAGCTGATACCTCCCCAGAAACATTTTGGCTAGAGATAGCAGATACAGTTGGAACTATGATTTATATGTTGGAAAGTGAAGGGTGAAAAGAACAACTTGCTTTATATGTAGTAGTGCTCTCCCGGCTGGGAGGACTAGGTTCTGTTCAATAAGCTGTTCAGAATATCACGATAGTATACGAAGGAAGAAGAATACGTTAAGACTTAGCACATTACTTGCGCCTAAGAAATGTATTGGGTGTGGTAAGACATTTAAACCAAAGACTGAACGCCATGTTTCATGTAGTAGGGTTTGTCGGGGTATTATAGTTGCAGATCGTAAAAAGGAAAGCCGTGCCGCAAAGCAGAGGACTCGTAAGGTAGTTAAGGGGTTAGGTACAACAGAAGGGTCAGGTAATAAGGAGAGGAAGAACGGGCACTACAAGCAGATACATATTAATATATCCAAGACACTTGTAGATACTGCTAAATTTACTAAGGCTAATACAATAGAAAGGATGGAGTTGCAATCTCAGGTTGAGGAATATCTTGCTAATGGTGGAAAAATCCTAAAGTATAGTTCCCAGCCTGCTGTTATAAATAATGATAATATACCTAAGTGGGAAATAACTGAGGTAGAAGAGGAAGCAGCAGTGGAGAAATATAGGGAATTAAATGCAGATAATGGGAATTGATCCCGGTTTTTCAGGGGCATTAGCAGTATTAGATGATGAATTAAACCTAGAGTTCGTGATGGATATGCCTATTATTATGGTAGGTAAGAAGCGTGAACTTGATGAATCTAAGTTATCTACTATATTTAGCAGGTGGAGACTTAGACCTATGACTATAGGGATCGAAAAAAGCCAGACAATGCCAAATCAGGGGATAGTTTCCAGTGGCAGGTATATGGCTTCTTATGGGTTCCTTCGTGGATTATGTGTGGGTAATGGATTACCCTACCATTTAATTCGGCCTCAGTCATGGAAGAAGGCCATGATGCCAGATATGGGTAAGGATAAAGGTGCATCAATACAGAAGGTCACACAGCTCTACCCGGAGCTGCGATTAACAAGGGTTAAAGATCACGGAATTGCTGATGCCATTTTAATTGCAAGGTATTTAAGGTTAAATATACTGGATGGCACAACAATCTCCAAGGATGGATGATAAGGAGGAGATGCAGGAGCTGATGGATCGGCTTCAGGATCACGATACTTATTTTCAATATTGCTTAAAGATTCAGGAACTAGGGACAAAGAAGCTCATTCCTTTTGTAATGAATCCTGTGCAGAAGATTTTACATGGTATAGCACAGAAGCAGCTAAAAGAAAAGGGACATGTAAGAATAATTGTCTTGAAAGCGAGACGATTTGGTATTTCTACCTACGTACAGGCACGTATGTTTAAACGTGCTGCCACCCAGTTCAATCAGTTAGTGCACATCTGCACACATTCCAAGAATACAACTTCAGAAATGTTTGCCATGACGAAAGTTATGGAGCAGAACTATCCTGAATTCATTAAACCCCTCTCACATTACTCAGGTAAACAGGAGTTAACATGGGGTTCCAGTGATGGCAAGGGTCTTAACTCTAGGTATGGGATGTCTACTGTAGAAGGCTCTGAGGTAGTGGGGGCCGGGATTGATATGCTTCATTGTTCCGAGGTCGCCCGTTGGGGTGGTCGTGCCCGTGAATATGCAACTGGTATGATGAACTGTGTTGTACAGGGGTATGGGACAGAGATCTGGTTGGAGAGTACAGCAAAGGGGGTAGGTAACTATTTTGAAAAAGAATGGTGGCGAGCAGATAAGGATGTAAGTGGATTACAAACTATATTCTTCCCTTGGTTTGTTTTTGATGAATATAAAACAGAACTAAGTGAGGAGGAGCTTAAGGGGGATTCATTTAAAAAATCATTAGGTACAAACCCTGTATATGGAGGAGATGAAGAAAAGAACCTATTCGGTGTAGAAACATCTTATGAAACAGATGATGGGGTATTTGAATTTAAAGTAACACTTGAACATTTAAAGTGGAGGAGGAATAAAATTATTTCTCCTGAATGTCAGGGAGACTTGAATGTATTCCATCAGGAATATCCTACTACTGCGAGAGAAGCTTTTGTCGCATCAGGTAGAAGTGCATTTGATTCAGTGAACTTGACTAAAATGTGGTTTGAAGCAGAGGAGAGGGAGAGGGAGTCCCCGCCCAAAAGATTTGAAGTCCCGGTTAATGGCTTCCATAATATTGGTGGTGTAGAAAAAATGCGTTATTTTATGGAAAGTAAGCCTGATGGAGAGTTTGCTGTATTTAATCCACCTCAAAGTGGAAGGCATTATAGGATCGGAGTTGATGTAGCAGAAGGTATAATGTCGGACACAGGTGATGCGGATTATTCTGTAGTTACTGTGTTAGATGCAGAAACTTATGAAGAATGTGGCACATGGTGTGCACGTATAGACCCAGACCTGCTTGCATGGATAACAGTTACTATAGGGACATGGTATAACAATGCACTTGTTGCAGTAGAGAATAATAATCACGGGCTGTTAACTTTAAAGTTTTTATCATCAATACATCAGTATGGCAATATATATATTGAGAAGGCTCTTGATGAACGTGGTCAGCGTCAGAAGAAGAGATTAGGGTTTAATACTAACATAAAAACAAGGAAGTTAATCCTTGATTTGTTACGCAGGCTTATACGTGAAGAGGAAATTGAAATATATTCTAAAGCTACAATAGATGAACTGCAGACTTTCGTTGTACATAATAATGGTAAGGAAGCAGCTCAGCATGGATGTCACGATGATAGGGTTATGTCTTTAGCTATTGCTGCATATATGTGTTATATGCACCCACATCTACCGGGGCCAGAGCTACCACATCAGCCAAAGTCTCAACGAAGAGAATATTATGTGAGGGCGTAGATGGAAATAACTAAGGTATGTGAACAGTGTAGTTCTAAATATACTCCAAGTAAATTTCAATCTACAACTCAGAAGTATTGTTCAAAGAGTTGCAAGGAGAAACGTGCGTGGGAGAGAATGGTTATATCAGGAGATATAAGAGGGAAGAAGGGTGGTTATAATAGATCTACTTATATTAGTAAGTGGATGGAAGCAAGGCTATCTGATAATACAGCACCCTGTCATTACTGCAAAATAAGGTTGACACCGGAAGATTTTGTTTTAGATCACAAGGTTCCGATTGCAAAACTTAACACTAGGGCTGAAATGCTTGAAGAAAGTAATCTGGTAGTTGCTTGCCGTAAATGCAATCAGGCTAAGGGAACAATGGGGTATGATGAGTTTTTAAAACAAATGGAGACAGGTTAAATAATATTTATATTGACTGCCACTTTTCTGTATTTTAGGCTGATAATGATCAAATGTTTAAAAAAAAGATGCTCAGATCTCCTTGTATCGCATTAAAACACCATCATGCATACTATGACACCCCCTGAAAACCCCATGAAATATGGGTATAAGAAACCAAGTAAGAATAATCCAACCCCAGTATATCAACGTAAAGTCGTAAGGAAACAAACTAGGAAAAGGTAACTATGGCAAGTAAGATAAAGCAAAAGAAGTTTTCAAGAACTGCTACTGAAACAAATGCTGACATTCTAGAAAGAATAGGTGGCTCTGGTGGGGCAGCTTATAGGTCGTCAAGGGCTAAAAGGCCAGATATACTTAAATTAAAGAATAAGAAAAAACCGCTTCCAACTAAATCGGATGCAGCAAAAATGGTTAAGGCAAATAAAGCATCAAAGTTTAATAAGATGAACAAGAAAAAAGACAAGAAAGCAAAGAATGTAGCTGGAAGAACAGGTATAGTAAAGAATTTGACAAAGGCAGCAACAGCCGGGGGATTGGTAGGAGCTGGAGCAGTAGCTAACCAATGGATTAATCAAGGGCCAGCAAAGAAAAAATAAGGAGATTGCTATGTCGGGTAAAGTTAAAAAAGTAGCTGGAAGGATAGGTATAGTAAAGAAAAATATAAAAAGCAAGAAGCTTATGGCGGAGGCAAGGTTAGCAGCACAAAGGAAAATCGCTGCTAAAAAGAAAAGAGAGGAACAGGAGAGAAAAAGAAAAAAATTAATAGAAGCCGCTAAAAAGAAAGGTATAAAATTGAGAACAGATTATACAGCACTTTATCGAAATAAAAAGAAATAGTAATGGCTGAATACACTAAGGAAAGCACCCAGTATATTACGTCTGATAGTGACGAGGACAGACCAGAGGGGCTACTTCCAGATTCGCTAGGGTTACTTGTACAGGAGCTGTATACAGAAGCATCTTCGGATTCTGAGCGAACAACTAAGGAAGCAATATGGGAATCAGCATGGCATGCTATGCGAGGAGAGTTCCCTGATGTAGTATCCAAGGCAGTAGAAATCGCAAAGGAACGTGGTATATATGTGAACCTCACGAAGCGTAAAGTTCACGAGGCACGAACCAAGTTGATGAGTTCTACGTTCCAGCAGGGTAAGATCCCATTTAAGATTACACCTGCACGTAGACCGAAGTTTATGTCGCCTGATGTATTAAGAAGTGATTCTCCTTATGATGAAGCTACCATAAGGGCGAAGAATTGCGAATTAAAAATTAGGGATATATTTGATATGACAGGGTATGAAGATGTCCTATCTAAAGTAATTAATGAGCAGACATTGTATGGTACGGGAGTTACCAAGTCAATCGTACTAAAAAAGATTGACTTCCCATTATACCAGACAGCATACGCAGATCCTCTAATGGAAATGATTGAGGAGGCAGTTGAATCAGAAATGCATCCTCATGTTGAATGGATTTCTGTTTGGGATATTTTCCCATCTTCTGGTGCTACAGGAAAAACCGATTTAGATTGGGTTATTCAGAGGCGTTATATGTCTGCTCAGGAATTAAGGACAATGGCTCAAGCCTCTAATGGCAACCTAGATCCAGAATTAATTGAACGATGTATTGAAACAGGAGAAGGACAAACAGTATCAGATATAGGTGGTACATCTCCTAAAAGATGGAGTACAAGTTACGATAAGAATAAGAACTTTTGTGTATTAGAACTATGGCATAGGGGGATAGGGAAGCAGGAATTAGAACAACATATGGAAATCCCTGCCAAGATGACCGAGGAAGGGCCAGTCCATATGCCTGTCGTAGTAACTGTATTAGGTTCTAAAGTATTAAGGGCTATCCCTAATCCATTTGATGGAAGAATCCCATATGATTTTTGTTATTGGCAAGAACAGGAGGATAGTATATGGGGTAGTGGAATATACGAAGCTATCCGTGATGACCAGTCTATGGTCAATTTTATTTATGGAATGATTGTAGAAGGGAAAACAATGGCTTCTCAGCCTATGTTTGCAATAAACCCTAATGCTTTTGATAGTACTCAGGATGATTTCTATGATGTATTCCCCGGTAAGATATTCAGAATGAAGACTGGTGAAAGCGTTAATGACGCTTTTAAACCAGTGTTAGTGCCAGATGTAACAAGTGGATTAGTAGACTTACTTAGAATAGTAGAAAGGAATACGGATTTATCTTCAGGGCAAACACCTATAGGTATGGGTAGTGGTGCACAGTACCAAACTAAGACTGCTACAGGAATGCAGATCCTGAATGAAAATCAAAACAAATTAACTACGTCAGTAGTAAGGTCATTAAATAGTTTAGTTAATGCAAATGTATCTGCCATATATTATTGGTTGATGGCGGATTCAGATGACATGTCTATTAAAGGCGACTTCCTTTGCCAAGCAAAAAGCTATGATACCTTCATGGCAAAGGAAGTTACGATACAACAGGTATTACAATTAATACAGGTTGTGGGCCAAGTTCCTGAAATGCGGGGTCGATTTAATTTTGAAAAGCTTGCCGTTCCTTTAAAAGCTGGGTTAGGATTAGAAATAGATGGATTGATAAAATCTGAGAATGAAGTTGCTGAAGATGCTGAGCAGGAAAAAGCTTCCACCATTCAGCAAGTTCAACAGCAGATGGAGATGGAGAATCAAAGTTACGAGGACAAGGCTCTTGTAGATGAGAAGAAAGCAGTAGCAGCCGATATACGAAAGGGAATCATACAAGAAAGGCTGGCAAAAATAAAAGAAGGGGATTTAATGTTGTCAGAGAACCTGCCTGAATTATTGCAGCAAACATCCTTATTGTTATTAGAGGAGATGCAACGTCAGCAACAGGAAGCTCAGGCACAAAAACAACAACAAGATGTTCAGAATCAACAACAAGAACAGGCAGCACAAGGTGCGTCTGGACAGGGAGAAGCTGGAGCACCTCCTAACACTGAGGGAAGATCCCAGATGGAACCAGCTCTCTGAATTTTTTGAGGACAGACTTAGACGGAAAGAGGATAGACTCTCTGAGAAGCCCCTCTATGACGGAAAGGACGTAGCCTCCTTTAACGTACTGATTGGTGAAATTAAAGAAATCAAGAATATTCTTGACCTTGATAATTTTATTCGAAACGTACTAACCCATAACGAAGAGTAAAACATGCAAGAAGAAGCACCTCCTTTTGAAGGAGAAATGCTTGATTCTCAAGCAGGTAACGAAGGGGCAAGAGAAGATGAGATTGCCGAATTAAAAAATAAACTAGATTCAGTAACAAAAAGTTATGAGGATTTAAGGCCACATGCAGATCGTGCTTTTAGTGCTCAGAAAGATAAGGATACGGAAAATCAGGAATTGCGAGCTAGACTTGCAGTCCTTGAGCGTGAAACGGAAATCAATTTACAAACTCAAAGACCTGATCCCTATTCTGATGAAAACTTTTTTTCTGATGACGACCAAAGAGTGATGGAAGATTTCCCTGAGGTTATGAAAACTTCAGAGAAATTAGCAGAACGAATGGTTAAAAGGCAATTGAGTCAGTTTAAGCAACAACAGATTGATGATGTAGAAGACAAGATCAATAGGTATGTAGAAAATAAATACGATGAACCGATAAGTGCATTAAATCAAAAGTATAATGCAATATCGCAGCAATCGTATTTTGATAGTAAACTTGGGTTTGGAGTATGGCCTGCAATTGAAGATGATAGACCCTTTATAGATTGGGTGAATGAAGATTCAATGCGTAGGCTGGGTATGACTCAAGGTGATAATGAGGCAAAAGCTCAAGTGATTCAAATGTACTTGAGTATGCAGGGTGACCAACCATATATTGGAAATGATCGTCAAGATCTAAGAAGGCAACAAGCCTCCCAATTAATGGGGTCTTCGCAACCTCAGGCCACAACTACAGATCCTGCACAGGGACTTACAGGTGAAGCGTTATACAACGCAATGCCTGATTGATAGTTCCATATTCTTGCTCTACATTAACTAAATTTTTTAACAATATAATAGAGTAAGATAATGGCTACAACTTGGACGACAGGTGGGTCAAATGCTAACAGAGGTGCTACGGGTGTAAGTAGCATGGGCGGAACCATGAAATATGGTTCCCTCGATGAGACGGAAGCATTTAAGATCCAAAAAAAATTCCTGTCAATAGCGAAACGATCCATGATAATGGCTCGGTTTGCACAGAAGGAAACGAAGGCTCAGAAGGAGGGGCTGGAGGTTAGATGGAAGCGTTTTGAAAAATTCGCACTACCTCTTGTTCCATTGGCTGAAGGTGTTAAGCCCCCAGCCGACACATTGTTGCAGACAATCATCAAGGTAAAGTTGAACCAATACGGTTCATACGTTGCCACCACTGATGTTTTGGTTGCAGCAGCGACTGATCCTATTATTCAGCAAGTCACAGAACGGCAATCAATTCAAGCTGCCGAGCTGATGGACTTCATTACTTTTCTACATGCACGAGCAGGTACTCAGGCAGCATATGCTGGTGGTACTTCACGTGCAACAGTAGATGCGGAGATTGGTGGAACGGCTGGTGATACTACTGGTTCATCTACTAATATCCTTGATACGGCAGTCCGAACATTGGAGTATAATGAAGCTCGCAAGATTGCGAAGCAGATGACTCCATCTCCCAAATATAATACTGAACCAGTACCTGAAGCATATGTTGCTGTAGGTCATACTGATTTACGTAAGGATATTGAGAAGCTTCCGGGTTTCATTCCTTATGTGAAGTATAGTAATAATGGTCAGCAAATGTTACCGGGAGAACTCGGAAGTGTTGGAGTTATTAGATTCGTACTTACAACTCAAGCAGCTCCATTTAGTAAAACACCTGATGGAACAGAGATGATAGATACGAATATTCTTGAAACTCAAACCAGTGGCTATGTGCCCGGTCATACAGGCCAATCATTTGGTAGTACGGCTGGTACTGTAGCTGATACTAGCAATTATGCTGAAGCAGGAGCAGCAACAGAGATTGGTGCAGCAATTGCTTCATTAAATCTTGTTACTAATCCATCAGGGAATACTGTACAGGTATATCCTGTTGTTATTTTCTCAGCAGAATGCATAGGGTGTGTGTCACTCTCTGGTTATGATGCTGTGATTCCTAAGGTCGTAATGCCACAACCGGCAGTTACTGATCCTTTGGGGCAATCGGGTTCAGTTGGATGGAAGAGCTGGTATGCTTGCCAGATCCTCAATGAAGACTGGCTGTATCGTATCGAGTGTGGAGCATCCACTATTAGTTAATAGAGGTGAATGACACAACGATTTCAGGGGTGGGTTCCGCCTGCCCCTGTCTCAGAAGCAATAAGGGAAACAAGTATAATTGAAATTAACCATCAGAGTTTTAATGGTGGCAATGATACTCTGATTACCAATGCTTACTTTGATCACTATCTTTATCCGAATACTTTACCGGAAAGAATATCAGTTGTATTGACTGAACCATTCTTGGGTGTAGCAGCAGATATATGTGTAGGGAGGGTGAGCAGAGTAAAGGAAGAAAGGGAGTTATATTTAAAATGGGTTGGGTTGCCGCAGGAACCATATTCGTTTCAGCAGCGTCCAGAGTCCATGTTTCTTCCACCGGACGGATCTAATAAAACGATTCGATTAACAGTCAGATTAAGAGGCAGTGATCCTCCTACTTCTGGCAGAATATTATTTTTCATTAAAACGAGAGCAACAACATGAGTGGTGAATTAGCAGGAGGATTACTTCCTACAGGAGAATATGGTCATCAGATTAACAGTCCAATGTACGATTCAGGTCGTAGAAAGAATGTATCTGTACATAAAACTTTCCAGAATGATATGGCTATGGAGGTTGGGAAGGATTTGAAAACACCTGAGGGTTGGGGAGTTATAGTAATTGGGTATGGTGATGATCCATCTCAGATGGGGCCAGTTACAATTACATGGAATGACTGGGTAATGAGGTTCCCTAGAAATTCTCGCAGGGCAATTCCTCCGGGTCATTTTAATGTGATTATGGATGCAGTTGAAAGAAAGTATCATCAGGCACAGGAAGGTTCACCATTAGTTGGTTATGATGTTTGTAGATATAACGTACAGGTATTGAAAACTCCTGATTCATCTAATGTTGATAAGGATAAGGTTAATGCACAGTTAGAAAGAGTTGAAGTTGCATGATTGATTTGGTTGATATTAGGTCACGGGTAACGACTGTTCTTCAGGATACAGAATATATTCGCTGGACAAAGACTGAATTAAATAATTATATTCATGATGCAGTTTTAGATCTTGTAAGGACTATTAGGTTACCTGTAGAAGATAGTGATGTAGTTATTAGTGCTACTAATTATAAGGTAGCACTTCCTTCTACGCTTATGGATATAAGTGGAGGTTCATTAAGTGGTAGAGAGTTACCAGTTGTTACAACCTCTGAAATGAAAAAGCTTTCTTCAGAGGGAAGGCTCCCAGCTACCACGAAGGAAGGTGAGTATTCTGTAACACAGATATTTGGTAATCCATTATGGAATTATGTAGAAGATTGGACAACTGTTACAGGTACACCGCAAGCCCTTGTAATTGACCAGAGGTCTTCTGGTATTATAACTGTTTGGCCTATACCCACTGAGGAGGTAACATTAAAGTTAACAGGCACATCACGCCCCCCTAGAATGAGTGATGAGGTTCCATATCAATATTCAGATACGACAGCACCTTCTAATCCTGTAGTAAGGAAAATAGTAACAACACTGCAAGGGTGGATAGTAGGTACGTCAACAGATTTAGTTGATGATAATAATACATCATTACTTTTTGACGCTACAGAAGAAACTATTACTAACGGGGATAACGTGTTTGTTGTTGCAGATACTGATTATAAAATTACTTGTGATATAGATCCGGTATGGGTTGATGCACTTACGTATGGCACATTGGAACGAGCATATTTAAAAGAGCATGATTTAAGAAATGTTGAGAAGAGTGGATACTTTATGAATAAGAAAATGCAACTTATAGCAGATGCTCATCGTGTTGAACCATTAAACCCTGCTTCTATAACTGGTGGGGTAAACTTAAATAGGATGATAGTGAGGAGATAATGGGAGTAAGTATACAATTTAGGAGAGGCACTGCTGCTGAACATGCTACATTT